TGGAAAAATATTTTCGCCAGGCATCTGGATATGCAGTTATGTTTGAAGAGCGTTATAAATTTCCTATAAATAGTCTTGTAATTATTGCCGCAGTAGCGGGTAAGTCTGAACCAGAAGTGTTTACCTCAAAAAGAGATACGCATATCGGCGGACTTATTGATATGGTGAAAGAATATAAACAACATCATAATCAACTATAGGAAAAAACGATGAGGACTGAAAAATTTGTAACCGAAAATATTAAGATAGGAATATCTGATTATCTTGCTATGAGTATAGACAATGGTCGATTATATTTTCATAACTTAAAAGTTCATAACGATATTCCAGATTGGATAGAATCATCCGATAGAGAACTTTCTGTTGAGTTTGGATATGTTGAAAACTTTTTAGTGCCTGCAGGCCAAGGTATCGAAATTGATATGGATAATTTAGATCCATCTGGAAATTATTTAGTAGAAATTTTGAATACAGGATCTCCTAAAAATTATCCAGATTTTTTAATGGAAAATTTTTCTGGAAAATTCCCATTTCAAAATAAAACATTGGGAGATATTTTAGTCACTTTAAAAATTACACCGGAAAGTGGAAGTTCTTCATCAAATAGTAGATATAATTTGAAAATAAATGCTTTAAATTATTGGCCAAATTTTAAAAAATCTTGTGATTTTTACTCACAAATACAAGAAGCAAGAGTCAGTAAATATCCGGTTTCTGGAAAATTGGGTCCATTTGCTGTTTGGGATATTTTCAGACATAATAATGTCAGACTAGATATTTCGGTTGGTGCTAATGGCAACCAAATGAAGATGCACAAAAAAATAATTTATAATGTTGAAGATAAGATACTTCATATTTTTCCAAAACATTTTAACTCATCTAGAATAGATGCGATTGATATTGCTGTAACAATAACGATACAAGACCCAGACGGAATATTTTCTATAGCAACCAAAGGCGATATTCCAAGTGACGTAGATTATGAAGATCTTTACGGTGGATATCTTGAATCTTATCAACCTATTATATCAAAACTTGTAGAAGATGAAAAGGAATATTTTGATTTACAAAACGAATATTTGAGTATCGACGCTGACAGACATGAAACAACAACCGTTCATATGGATTCTACAGCCAAAAAGATATATTTAGAGAAAGAATCATTTAATAGAAAAATAGGAAACGGGCAACCTGTTCCCATATTACAAGGTACTTCAAATTATATTTCAGACAACAATGGTCGAAAATTTGAAAATTTGGATATTGATGGTACAGTCAATACTCCAAATGAAGGTTACTAAGAACATACACACACATTACACTATCAACTTAAAAAAAGAAAGGAGTTATAATGGAACTTATTACTAAAGTTAAATCATGGGCCGCCGCACTCGCAGAGGTCGGCGTCAGTCTAATTGGATTAGGAATTGTCCTTGAAATCCTGTTCGGTGGAATGAATATTCCATTCTGGCCAGAAGTAAACGTGACTGCAAACATTCTAGGACTGCTGAGTAATTTCAGTGATCAAGGTTTAGTTGGTTTGGTTGCTCTCGCAGTACTGTGGGCTATCTGGAATAGAAAATGATTTCTACAGTAAGTGATTGGGTAAAAAGTAGATTAAAAGAACGCACATCTCACGATGGCATTATTTTAATTGTGTTGGGTGTGCTAATTTTAATTGGGGCCCCTTTTGTAAAACTTGGTGCATGGATCGCCATTGGATGGGGTGCATGGACAATCTGGTCCAAAGACTGAAAAAGTCTTGACAAAACTTGCGCTATAGCGTATAATTGTATTATATACGCTATAGCGTTATTTAAGGAGTGAAAATGCTAAAACTAAAAAGTTCAAAAGAATTTTGTGATGAAATTGAAAAAACCGTAACAGATATGGGTATGAGTTATATCGAAACTATTACCCATTATTGTGAAGAAAACACTTTAGAAATTGAAAATATAACACCACTGCTCAGTTCATTCATAAAAGAAAAAATTCAATACGAGGCTGAGGGGCTAAATTTGGTAAGGAAGTCCACTGAAAAGCTACCTCTATGATTCATATGTCCAGTAAAAAAATTGATGATTTTGAAGCATTTAAAATTTTTCTTGCCATGAAATCTCATTTTAATAATGAATATAATTATGTGGAATATGACGGCGCATTTAAGGCAAAAAGAGAGTCATACTCTAAAAGAAAAGATAGATATACTTTCGTTCAGTTATCAAAAAAATTTGGTAAAAAGGAACTGGAAGAATTTTTCCTTTCACTGTTTTTGAATGTTACTGAAAAAGGAAACATTGCTGTCTCTGGCACTAATAATATGTGGACAGGTAATTTGCTTGATAAAGAAGCGACCGACACATATAAAAATTGGAAAAAGAGGTTGCAGAGTTTGCAATATAATTTTATCAATGATTGCGAAACAATTTTTGATAGAGGATTAGAAGAAGAACTAGAATTTAACCAGATTTTCAAATCTGTAAATGGGAATTACCCGCTTATAATAAGACTTGAAAAAATGGGAGATATTTGTGTCGAAACTGTAGTGGTTTTTGACATGATATTTGACTTTATAAATAATGTGCGGATCGCAGATACGACTTATTGGCCCGTGTATAAAAAGAAAGTCAAAGACTACACACCATTTTTAAAGGTGGATGTGCCACGTTATGTTGGAGTTATGAAAACTCTTTTGATTGAAGATTATTATGATAATTATGGTCAATATCTATTGACAGGCCGTGGATAAAATGATATACTAATAATATAAACCGAATACAAAATACAAAACGAATATAACGCATATAAGGAGGACAATATATGTCTTTTGCAGCACTAAAGAAGAATCGTTCCGATTTCAGTCGTCTGGCTCAGGAATTAGAAAAAACAAACTCCCCTCAACAAAATTCATCGTCACAAGACGATCGCATTTGGAAACCTACTATTGATAAAACTGGCAACAGTTATGCAGTAATTCGTTTCCTTCCCCCATGTGATGGCGAAGAATTGCCGTGGGTACGAATCTTTAATCACGGATTCAAGGGCCCCGGCGGATGGTTGATTGATAACTGTCCTACCACAATCGGACTTCCATGTCCTGTCTGTGAGAGTAACACAGAACTTTGGGGTACTGGTTCGCAAGATAATCAAAATCTTGCTAGGGATCGTAAACGGAAATTGAAACATATGTCAAACATTTATGTTATCAAAGATCCGGGCAATCCAGACAATGAGGGTAAAGTATTCCTCTATTCTTATGGTAAGAAAATCTTTGACAAACTCAATGATTTGATGCGTCCTCAGTTTGAGGATGAGACACCAGTAAATCCTTTTGATTTCTGGGGTGGCGCAAACTTCAAGTTGAAGTATCGCACAGTAGATGGTTATGGCAATTATGACAAGTCAGAATTTGACAGTCCAGCTGCACTAATGGAAGATGATTCTAAAATGGAATCAATCTATAAACAGTGTCATTCTCTCGAAGAGTTTGTCGCGCCTTCGGCATTTAAGACTTACGATCAACTCAAGGATCGTTTGGATAAAGTGTTGGGTGTCACATCTCCGGTGGGCACGGCAGAGACTCGTGACATGTATGAAGATAATTCTTCGTCACAAGAGTCTATGTTTACCAAACCGACTTTCAAAGAGAGTCCTACACCAGAATTGAAATCAGTATCTAATGAAGATGATGATGACGATTCAATCTCTTATTTTGAGAGACTCGCCAACGAAAGTTAATCGTTTCAAAATATGAAACGCAAAATGAAACGAAGGACGCCCTATGGGGCGTCCTTTTCCAATTCTACTACCGAGTTATGCAAAAAACGCATACCGACAATGACAGGTAATCATGGTGTTTTTTGGACATTTCTCACTAAATAAAAATGTAATACACACACATAGTCGAAAGGAAATCACATGTTTGAATTATTTGTAGACCTATATCGGAATTGGTCAAACCGCTCTGCCGCAAGAAAAGCACGTAGAGATACCGTAAACGAACTTAGCAAACTGACTGCACACGATCTACAAGACATTGGCATTAGTCGTTGTGATATTAAACGATTGGGCCAAGAAGGTTATGACATGGTTTTGTTAGACATGGCTCGTAAAACACAATTCGGTGCATCGCCAGTTCGGCATCCTGACCATAATACTAATTTGAGAGGTTGGGTATAATGGCACAAACTTATATGGAAACAGTCGGGGAAACGCCCGCATTTAAAACCAATATCTTTTCGACATTCTGGAAGGGATTTGAAAGATTCTTTCTTGCAGTGGGGTACGCCCGCGCAGCTGCAGAATTGTCACGACAAGGATATTATGCCGAGT